TGCCCCTCTAAAGAAGAATGAGATAATTAACTACCCCATTCAGTCTTCCGCATCTTACGATGTGTGTATCATGGCTGGGGATAGATTGTCTAAGTTGGGGTGGGAGTTAAATAAACCCCAATACCAATATAGAATTCAAATACATGATGATTTAACATTCTGTCTTCCTATTGCTACCTTAGAAGAGGATATAGAGTTTATTGCAAAGCAGATGGTAGACCCAACTATTTATCCCTTTATTAATGTTCCTCTGGGGGTTGAATTCGCTGTTGGGGAAAACTGGTATACCTTAGAAGAAGTAGGTAAGCATGACAGCACCAACTGGTGGAAATATGTAGGAGAAGGGTGGGTAGAGAAATGACAATTATTGGGGAGCCACAAAGATTATACTTAAGTAAACGACATAAGAAAGCATACAATATAAAATATGACATCTATGAGTTTGTATCAAATAACATTCAAAAGAACTGTAGAATCTTAGAGATGTTTGGTGGCATTGGCATCATGACTCATTTCTTAGTAGAAAATGCAGCACCTTTCTTAGATAGAGTGTATGAGATAGACCCACTTTGTGCTGACTTCTTGAAGAAGACTTATAACGGATATGAGAATGTTGAAATTATTGAAGGAGATTCTTTTCAAGAAAGTTTAGACTTTGATTACATCTTTATAGATGGTAGTAATTTCTCTGCGTCTAACATGGAAACATATAAACCTTTACTTGAACTCTTATCTTTAAAGAGTGGTGAAGTTTTTATTACCGACTCTGGTTATTTTCATATGCGGTATACTAAAGCAGCAGAAAGACCAGAAGCTATTCAAAAGTATTATGACAACTATAAGCAAATCTTTCTCAAATATGGGTTGAATCTCTCCAAAGTATTTATTGGTAATGAGTTTGCTGTTCTTCATTTAGTGAGAGACCCTGTACCTAATATGCTATTTCAGTTTTGGACTGATGAAACTAAAGAGTGGGAAAAGACGGTGACAAAATTTAATTCGTTTCAATGGAACTATAAGGGGAAATAATGGAGAAATATTCCTACCCATTAGCGTTAACACAACAGTTTAGATTTTGTGGCAATCCTTTTAGAATTGACACCTACTATGGTTGCGATCACGGCTGCGATTATTGTACTCCAGAGGGAACTAAAGTATGGAAAAGTGATGGTTCGTTCTCAAATATAGAAAATTTAAAGATTGGAGATTCAGTAATAGGATTTGATTTTAATACTCCAGGAAATAAAAAAACACGAAAAATTAAAGATACTACTATTCTTAATAAATTTGAACGAGAAGCAGAAGTTATTGCGATAACTACTAATCTAGGAGATACTATATATAGTACAAAAGACCATTTTTGGTTTACTGGAAGAGTCGATAGGTTTCAATATGCTCAACCAAGAGTAAATCTCCATTTACAAAAAGTGGTAACGCCATATGAAGTTAGGCAAACATTCCCCAAAGATTATATGCTTGGGTATCTTCATGGGTCTGTAGATGGAGATGGAACTATTACAAATAAACTTTATCATAGGGAGTATATTGGTAAAGTTGATACCCATTACAATCAGATGCATATAAAGAATGTTAGATTTTCTGTAAAAGACAAACTTTTTAGTGACAGGTATCAAACCTTCTTATCTCACTTCAATTTTATTCCCAATACCTCCTTTACTAAAGAAGGACTTTACCAAACCTATATTTATGGGGAAGATGCGTTAAACTTGTTTAACAAACGAGATACTGTTTTATACTCTAAAGAGTATCTAAAAGGGTGGCTAGCTGGTATTTTTGATGCTGAAGGGTCTAATTCTGGGGTTATTAGGATAGGTCAGTATAAAGTGGTTAATCCCAAAACTTATGCATTTTTAGAATTTATTTTGAAGGAATTTAATATCTCTTTCTCACAAACAGATAAAGGTTTTACCTGTCATGGAGGAAAGCCCTTTGCTTTAGACTTTTATGCAACATTTCAACCAGCTTTATGGAGAAAAATAACTCCTTCTTTTCTTGGAAAATCTTTTAAAGGTTTTGAAAAATCAAAAATAGTAGATATAAAATCTATTGGTATACAAAAAGTCTACAGTTTAGAAACATCTACACATACTTATATTTCACAAGGATATGCTAGTAGAAACTGCTTCGCAAACTCTAAGCTGGCTAAAGATAGAGTAGATAAGTTTGCTGTAGCTGATATGGAGGAGTTGGGAAGACTCTTTGATAAGGTAATAGGAAGGGGAGAAAAGTCGGTAACAGTTACCTCTGATTGCTTACGAAATAGAGTACCACTTCATCTAGGAGGAATGTCAGACCCCTTTCAACACAGAGAGTTTACAATAAAGAATACCTTAAAATTACTAAAACTAACCAAGAAATACAATTACCCTGTTTCTATATCTACTAAAGCAGTAGATTTAACTGACGAGTATTTCTCGGTACTTGACCCAAAGATACACGCATTTCAGATTAGTATTATGGGCTACTCTGATAAGTTTATAAGAAACTTTGAGAGCAATACACCATTGGCAACAGAAAGAATAGAGTTTATACAGAAACTTAGAGATAAAGGATTCTGGGTATCTTGTAGAATTCAGCCATTGATTAACTTGGTTGAAGCAAAAGCTTTAGTCATAGCTTTGGGAAAGATACCCAACTACATTACCATAGAGCATATCAAAGTACCAATAGATAACATAGCGATACGCAAATTAATAGGAGAACAGATAGACTTTAAGTTTTCTCTATACAAACCAAAGTTTGGTAGGCATTATGAAGTCTTACCCAGTATCAAAGAAAGAAATATTAATGTGTTAAAAAATTTGATACCTGTCAGCGTTGGTGTTGGTGTAGGGGATAATGATTTGCACCACTTATCTACAACAGCATGTTGCTGTGGTATTGATACCCTACCAGCTTTTGGAAATTGGTTGAAGTACAACCAACTGTACTTTGACAAAAACCCTACGGTAGATAGAACAAAACTCTGGACTCCGAAAGGCAACTGCTCTACCATATTTAGCAGTAAGATGCGTCCAGGGATGCCACAGAGTATGGATTACAGAGATATTGTAGATGATTTCATAGAAAAATATAATGAAAAAGAAGGAGCTTTCTTTTGAACAAACCTTTACATTTGAAGTATAGACCACAGACATTATTTGAAGTCTTAGGGCAACCCCACATTCAGAATATTCCAGACTTGCTTACACAAGGGGTCCATTCATTTCTTTTTCATGGAAGCTCTGGTACAGGTAAGACTACAATATCTAGAATAATAGGAAAGATATTACAGATAGTTGATGTGCAAGAGATAGATGCTGCAATCTATACGGGAGTAGATGATATGAGAGAATTGATTTCTCAGGTATCATTTAGGTCATTGCGTGGTACAGGTGAAAAACTATTAATACTGGATGAATGTCATATGTTAAGTAAGTCAGCTTGGAATAGCATCTTAAAGTTCTTAGAAGAACCTCCAAGCCATGCTTATATTTGTTTATGTACAACTGAACTAAACAAAGTTCCAACTACAATTAAAACACGGTGTGCCACCTATCAGCTTAATGAACTTTCTGATGATGAGTTATTAATTTTATTAGATTCTGTAGCAACACAAGAAGAAATAACTCTTACCAAAGAAATAGTGGATACCATTCTAGAATGGAGTAATGGTTCAGCACGACAGGCTTTAGTGTTATTAGAGCAATGTAAGGACTCTGATAGTTTTGCAGCTAGTTTTAAACCCAATGATGTAGTATTAAATTCAATAGACTTGTGCAAGGCACTTATTAAAAGGAGGGAAATATCTCATGTAGCAACAATATTAAAAGATTTAAAAGGAGCTAATTTATTTAGTGTTAAGCTGGAAATAACAAATTACCTTACAGGTTGCGTACTTAGAGCCAATGATAGAAATGAGGCTGTAAAGTTCTTATCTATTTTAGATTGTTTTGATAGACCAATAGAAAATTTTTCTACTTTAGTTCTATGTACTTATGACGCTTTATTAAAATAATCCTTGACATTTGTTTCAAAATATGCTATACTAATACTTTAGGTGTAAAAATGACAATAGACGAAGCAAAGACTAATCTTCAAATTAATACAAATGCATTAGATAAAGAGTGTGAACGTCTGCCACAAATCTTTTGGCATGTTTCAGAGAAGTATTCAGAAGCAATAGACATGCGAGACACAGCAAAACATGCACTAGACAAAGTATGGAGTGAAAAGTATTTAGCTGCGAAAGCAACAAAAGCTTCTGATAAGACAGCCGAAGAGACAGCAGACACCGATTCAACGTATGATACCCTATATAAAGATTATCTTTTTCTAAAGAAACTTGCAGAAGACTGGAGCAGTATGAAGGAGGCATACGAGAAGAAAACAGTCATGTTGCGTGAACTCTGTAGCTTGTTGGCATCGGGGTATTATTCAAACATTGCCGTTAAGGAACAAACAAAAGACACATTATATGAATCCAGAAAAGCCGTTATCATGGGCAAGTAGGACCTAATAGGAGAGTAAAATGGTAGAAAAGAAAAGAGTATTTCAGTATCAGGAAATTTCTGATGAAGCTTTCATGGCGAGAGCAAGTGAAAGAGAAGAGAAAAGAGATTCATTTATTAAACAAGGAACAAGATACTACATTTCAAAGGAGAAGACTAATAAGTTAAGAATACTTCCCCCAACATGGAAGAATCCCAAACACTATGGGTATGATGCATGGATACATTACGGAATTGGCAAGTCTAATTCTTCTTACCTCTGCCCAATTAAAATGGGAGTTGGTAACAAATGCCCAATATGTGAAGAGATTACTACGGGGGCTAGCAAAGATGACAAGGAGTTTGTAGATAAAGTAAAAGCAAGAAGGAAAGTCTTAGTCTATGTAATAGACAGAGATAACCCAGCTGATGGTCCTAAAGTATTTCCAATGCCTTTCTCAATGGACAGAAATTTTGTAGTACAGGCTGTTGATGATGGCACAGGAGCAGCATTAAGAATTCATCATCCTGATGAGGGGTATGACATTAGCTTTGAAAAAGATGGTATTGGTATTAAAACCAAGTATTCTGGTGAGAGAATTTCCAGAAAGTCTACGCCGTTGTCCAGCAACCCTGTTGAAAGGGATAACTGGTTGCAGCTTATTACTGATAAACCTATTTCAGAAGTATTAGATATAAAGTCTTATGACTATATTAAAGATGCCTTTGAGGGTAGAATAGTAGAAGAAGAGGAAGAAGTAAAGGAGATTCCTATAAAGCACATGCCCTTTGTTTCTAAACCAGAACCCAATGAAGTTCCTACACCTAAAAAGTATGAGATTTCTAGAGAGGATAAAGAAGATGCTATCTCTGACTTCTTTGGTTTCAGGATGAAGCAGATAAGAGAAATGGATGATGAGACTGTAGATGCTCATTATGCAAAGATGAAAGGAGAAGAAGCAGAGCAGGTTCCAACCCCAAAAGCAACAGATGGGGCTGCATTGTTAGACAAACTTAAAGGCAAATACGGTAGAGGATAAAAAATCTGGGCAGGGGGGTAAGTATACTAACAACGCATGGTGAGACTTAAGGGTTTGCTACCAAAGCAGTAAATCCATGTCTTGTTACCTCCTGCCCGGAACTACTTATGAAAAATATATTTAAACTCTGGTCACATCAAGAAAATCCACTAGCTACGGTTAGTGTAATAAGTTCTTTTATAGGTCCTGAAGTAACATCTTCTAATGCTAGTGAGTATATCGACAACTTGGAAGACTTCGTAAAGTATTGTAAGGAAAATTATCCAGAAGCTGTCATGGCTTATGACATGGAAAAGGGCATACAAATATGAGTAAGAAAAAAGAAGAAAAGAAATTAATAGGTAATTATTCTGTAGAACAGAAACAATTAGATTTTATCCCGAGTGGCTGTACCGTATTGGACTGCGTCCTTGGCGGGGGCTGGCCGTTGGGTAGAATCTCTAATGTTGTTGGTGATAAATCCAGTAATAAAACTGGCCTATCTGTAGAAGCTATCGCAAACTTTAGACAAAAATACCCAAATGGGTTAATTTGGTATCAAGATGCCGAAGCAGCATTTGATATAGAGTATGCAAGAATATTAGGATTACCCAATGATGAAAATACTTTTGTTATAGACGATGTAAGAGGAGTGGAAGATACCTACACTTTGATAAAACAAGCTACTCAAGAAGTGAAAGAGAAGAAGACAGTAGGGCTGTATGTACTAGATACACTTGATGCTATACTACCAGATAAAAAGACTGACGAGATGGATGAGGGGTATGATGCCGCTAGAAGGGCGGCACTTATTAATAGTATGATTACCCGTCTGGTTGGTGAAATAGAGTCTTCTAATATGCATCTGATGATAGTAAGTCAAATAAGAGAAAATATTGGGGTCATGTTTGGTGAGAAATATAAACGAAGTGGTGGTAAAGCATTAGATTTCTATGCTACTCAAATTCTCTGGTTAAATGTAATGAGTAAGCTTACTAAGACTATTCGTGGTGTCAAGAAAGTGTATGGTATATCAGTGAGGGCATTGGCTAAGAAGAATAAAATTGGGTTGCCTTTTCGTGAGTGTGAGTTTCCTGTTATCTTTAACTATGGTATGGATGATTATACTGCTAATGTAGACTATCTTAAAGGCATAAAGGGAGGTTTAGAGGGCTTAGATATTGAAAATACTAAACCTATAGATGAAGTTAAGAAGAGAACTATTACGTTGTGGAATGAAATAGAAAGTGAGTTCTTGCCTACGGAGAAAAAGTATGCCTAACAAGGGATTATTTCAACCTGGAGATATTGTTATTCACAGAGTAACAGGAACACCAGTATTAATCTTAGAATATTTTCATCATGAAAAGTACGCCTATAAAGTTAGACGATATAACACCAAAACAGGACTTTTAGAAGAGTTATTTTGCTATGAAGTAGAGTTGGAGAGAGAAAAAGATGGTGAAGAAAATAAGAAAATTAGTCCCACGGTCAGTAAAGAAAATGAACAAGTTGAAGAATCGAAAGAAAAAAAAGAAATAGGAGAGAAGCCATGTTTAGATGTGGATTATGCAATGCTGTAAGCAAACCCCATGATTCTCCAGTTAAGTTAGTTACTAAAACAAGAGAAAAAGAGTATACCTATACAGATAGGTATGGTAATATTCTTCCTGTAAAACCTTCTTACAAGAAGAGAAAGACTGGGGAGATAGCAAGGGGAACAGAAATAGTGGAGGAGAAAATTGTCTGTAGAGAATGTGCAAACAAAACCATTTGAGGTTCTTCTTAGGGAAGAACTTTATGAACTAGAAAAGTTTCTTATTGAAAAAAATACGTCATATGGGAACTCTGCCCTAGAACCTATACGAATTTTCTCAAAAACTAATGCTATTGAACAGTTAAATGTTCGTATAGATGATAAATTAAATAGGATAATGCAAGGAAAAGAGTATCTTGGAGATGATACGGAAAAAGATTTAATAGGATATTTAATTCTTAAACGACTAGCCAGAAAAGATGAAAGAGTCTAATACAATTAGAATTGAAAAACATGTAAATAAACGATACTTCATAGAGCTTGGAAAAGAGGCTGTACTACAGGAGTTGAAATATTCATTAGGTGCTTTACTTATCTCTGAACTTTTTCAGCGTAAGATGGTAAGTATTGAATCAAGAGAGCGAATGGGATTTGTAGATGATACTATAGTAGTTTCTTTACTAGTTGGTGTTAATGGTAGGGAATTACTTCTAGAAGACAAGAGTTTTTATAAGTGGTGTTCAGAAAATAAACCAGAATTTATCTTTGAATATTTATTTACCAAGGACAACGACGATGAGATATAATGTAATGATAGACGATGACGCAGTTAAATGGTATACAGAAAAATCTAAAGTTGGTGAGTTAGACGTGGTCATAAAGCAAGCTATTGCTGCGATGACCATGATTCCTATCACTAAAATTAAAGTCTTAAAGATGAGTAAAAGTGTAGAAAGGAGAATAGATGCCTCTAAGCCCTAATGCTGTGTACCTACTTAAAAGCAGGTACTGTAACAACAATGAAGAACCAGAGAATGTCTTTAAACGTACTGCCGAATTCTTAGCCAAAGGTGATACAAAGTTTGAAGAGAAAATGTATAATGCTATGATAAATGGAGTCTTCTTACCAAATTCTCCTGCTTTGTTCAATTCAGGTTTTCCTGATGCAAGTCTACATGCTTGTTACATTTTGCCCATAGAAGATTCCTTGGCTGATATTTTTGCATCAGTTACAGCGATGGCTAAGATATTTCAAAGTGGTGGGGGTGTAGGAATTAATTTCTCTAAACTAAGGGAGAAAGATGCCTTACTTTCTAAAGGTGGGAAAAGCTCTGGGGCAATAAGCTTTATGGGAGTTTTTGATAATATTGTTGAGGTAGTTAAACAAGGGGGTAAGAGACGAGGAGCATTAATGGGGATATTAAATTATTCCCACCCTGAAATATTTGACTTTGTGAAAGTTAAACTTGAGGGAAAGTTACAGAACTTTAACCTTTCTATCATGGTAACAGATGACTTCATGGAAAAGGTAGAATCTGGTGGAGAGATTGAAATAAAATCTCCTACTGGCTACTCTATTATGACAGTCAAAGCAAAGGATGTTTTTGAACTAATGGCATTTGCTTCTTGGGTTAATGGGGATCCAGCCTTACTATTCTATGATAGAATAAATAAAGATAACCCACTCTATCCACAAGTACCAATTGATACTTGTAATCCATGTTTTTACGAGGATACCTTAGTAACCACAGATAAAGGTTTAATTAGAATAAAGAATTTGGTAGGACAAACCGTGAACATCTTTGATGGAAATTCTTGGGTTAGTGTTAATAACTTTCGTATCACTGACACTCATGCGGAGTTGCTTGAAATACAATTAGCTGATGGTTCAGATATAACAGTTACACCTTACCATAAAATGTTTTTAGTAGATGGGAGTGAAAAAGAGGCACAAGATTTAGTCATTGGGGATAAACTTGAATTCAATACCTCATTAGTTCTTGATGGAAATTTAAGTACACATGGAGCTTATTTAAAAGGATTTTTAATAGCTGAAGGCTTTGAAACTAAGAAACAGGTGGTATTAAAGATTTATGAACCTAAATACTCTTGTATAGATAGGCTACTCCAATCTGGAAATGAAATTAAAGCAACTAGTAATTATAATAACAACACAATTCAAAACCTTGATGTTATTGACAATGGAAATAACAAAATCTTAAGAGGTTTAACTTCTAGAAAAGACGAATTATTGAATTGGGTTTGTGACTATAAAAATCATTTACCTGATGAACTCTTTAATTGGTCTTTATCAGATAAATGTGAGTTTATAGCGGGTTTATTTGATGGTGATGGAACCCATTTTGCTACAAAAAATGGTTATGCTTATCAATTTGCTTCCTCTTCTTTATCTCTTATAAAAGATGTGTTAGCCTTACTTAAAAGTATGGGGGTGTACGGAAAAATAAATATTATGCATCCATCTGGGGAAATGACTATTAGAGGAAAAACGTACCCACAAAAAATCTGTTATAGGTTAACTATTCCACAAAAGTATTCCTTACAATTAAGTAAGTTAGTAACTTTTTCTAGATTACCATCCTTTAAAGATAAGGAATGTTCTTATAATACTACCTTTAAGTATAACAAGGTGGTTGGTATTTCAAAAGTAGAAGGGAAACATACTGTATACTGTTGTACTGTTCCTACAAATCATAAACTATTAATCGAAAATATGATTATAACTGGACAGTGTTCCGAAGTCGCCATGCCCTACTATTCAGCCTGTTGCCTTGGTAGTATTAACCTTTCAAAGTTTGTTTGGAAAAATAGTTTTAACTTTGATAGATTCTCTGAAAGTTGTCAACTGGCTATGCGAACATTAACTAACATGAATGATTTGTCTGTTTATCCATTACCTGAAATAGCTGAGAAAATGAAGGAGTATAACCCTGTTGGTGTTGGTATAATGGGATTTGCTGATTGTTTAATTAAATTAGGAATAAAATATGATTCACAAGATTGTTTGGATTTTATTGATAAGATTGGGGCGGTGTATAAAGAATCCACTCTCGCTTATAACCCTGATAACTTTTATTTCTATAGGAGAATTATTGCACCTACAGGTTCTCTCAGTATTTTGGCTGATTGTTCTAGCGGTATTGAGCCTGTGTACGATGTTGCTTTTGAAAGAAGCCTGACAATAGGTAAGATAGAAGAGACGAGAGATTTATATAAGTCACAATATGTTAGAACTGCCCATCAAGTAAGTCCTGAATGGCATGTGAAAGTTGTAGCACAGTTTCAGAAATGGATAGATGGTGGAGCTTCTAAGACAGTTAATATGCCATATACCTCTTCAGTAGATGATATAAAAAATATCTACAAGATGGCGTGGAAAGAGCAGGTGAAAGGGATAACGGTATACAGAGATGGGAGTAGAAATCAAGTTTTAACCAGTACATCCCATACTAATAAATTTGAGATGCCAAAAGCCTTTGCTGGTAAATGCAGTGATGAAACTTGCACACTATAGGAGAAAATATGACAATTGAAAAATATTTAGACTGTACTGGAGAGTATGATGATGTTTCCCACAGCTATAGAATGTACCAAGTTCCAATCTATAGCGTTCCTCTCAATAAGAAAGAGTTCTGTAGACCCTTTTCTTCTTTAGATACGAAGGAAGGAAAGAAAGACCTTCCTCTTTGTGGTCATTACTATGACCATAAAACCTGTAATAGATGTGTTAATACAGCTAAAAAATTGTACAAGATGAATCATTGAGGTAGTTATGAAAGGACCCATATGTACCTGTCTTAGACCCCATATATGCCCTATTCACGGAATAGTTTACCCAGAAACATTTGAGGTGAACCAAGAAAGAAATGAAGAGGAACCTACTTGGTTAAATACAGTAAAAGTACTTTCTATTAAGGATGGGGATGCAATAGTAATCAAGTCACCAGACTTTTTATCTGAAGACCAAGTAGAATTTATTAGTTCTACTATTAAGAAACAATTTCCTAATAATGGTATATTAATTATAGAAGGGGGTATGGACATTGGAGTTCTTAAAAGAGAAATTAGTTAGCATTTGCAAATAATAACAAAAGGAGTCACAAATTGCAAAAGTCACCTTTAACAGATAAACATTTAGGCGTTACAACAAGAGGGTATGATGTTCACAGTTTTAGTGATGTAAGGGCGAAAGCCAAAGAAGAGTTAGAAGAGCGGTGTAAGAAATCTAAAAGAAATAAAGCTATTAAGTTACCAGAATTTTTAGTAGATGATGAAGTAGTGGTTACTTCGGACTTAACTAATAACCCTAAGTATACTCTTGTTAAAGTAGTTGATTGGGAAGAAGACAGATACAACTCTTTTATGTATTTTGGTATAGTTTTAAAGACTACTTCTAAAGATTTACAGAATAGAGTTGGTCGGCTCATTAGATTTGCTGGTGAACAGAGATATTTTTGTTATTCATATGCAAATATTAAACCAGAGGATGTAACATGGGAACTAAAGAAAAATTAAGTGGAGTATATTGTAAAGATTGTAAGTTTTATGAAACGGATCATGTAATGTGCTATACCCCAAATGAATTTACAGGATTGGATGAAGAGCATTTTAGGTCTGTAGAAAATGAGTTTGGAGACTGTTGCTACTATGAAGAGAGAAGAAGATGACGACAAAAGCTGATGTAGCACGTTCAAATAGACAAAGAGGTAAGAGAAACGAAAAAGCATTAGCAAAGATGCTTGGTGGTGAACGTGTTGGTATCTTTGGCGGTGAAGATATAGTTATTAAAGATAAGAAATTTAGTATAGAAGCTAAATCAAGAAAATCATTTGTCGCTGAAAAGTGGATGGTTCAAGCCGAGACTAATTGTAAAGGTAAACTTCCTCTTGTTATTGTACACATTAAAGGCAAGAATCACAACAAAGATTTAGTCTTACTACGATTAGAAGAATTTCAGGAGTTAACCAAATGAAACTTTGGGCTATTAAATGCCCCACCTGCCATGACACAATCTTCTCAAGAGCTAGGCATGATTTTAGAGCTTGCTCTTGTGAAGCTGTATTTATTGACGGAGGCTTTGACTATACCAGATATGGTGGTGATAATGCTACGTTAATAGAGATAGAAATTGATGCTACAAAACAACAACTATATAATGATTGGAATAACAGAATAGATAAACTTGGGATTATACATGAAAAAAACGCTACTAATAGCTGACCTCCACCTAACTACTCATCCACTAGACTACTATAAGTGGAATATTTTTGAAAAGTTAATGGAGGAAATTACCCTACAAGGAATAAAGATAGTTAATATTCTAGGGGATTTAACTGAAAAGAAAGATAATCACTCTGCCTTGTTGGTTAATAAGTTATGTAGCTACTTAGAGGTTCTGTTAAGCAGTGGGGTGGAACAGATACGAATTCTTAAAGGAAATCATGACTTCGTTAATGAAGAGATTCCGTTCTTTGAATTCTTAAATGTGTCACCACAGATACAGTTTATTACTACACCAACAAGGATTGATAACGAATTTTTCTATCCCTATACTACTGAATATGATTTACCAAAGTATGCTGATGAGATTAATAAATGTGAGTACCTATACATGCATACTCAACTGAAAGGGATTAAACTAGACAATGGGAAAGTCTTAGAAGAGGGTCTTACCAAAGAAGATTTTTCTTGTATTAAAGTAAAAGATATTTTTAGTGGGCATCTACATTATTTTTCGGGGCATCTAGAAAACAGACCTGTACGATACTTGGGAAGTCCATATCCTGTGTATTTTGGGGATGGAAGTAATTATGGCTCCATAGTAATTTTACCAACCAATTTTCATTGGAACTATGTGGAGGCTATTGCGAGATATAATGAATCTTTTAAAACTTTGGAAAACTTTGAAGAGTGGCTAGAGATAGCAACCATAGCAAAAGACCAATTAAAAGTTACCTTTGAGTTAGACCGAACTGACTATGATAAATGGCCTGATATGAAAAAAGAAGTTAAAGAATTATGTAAGAATAGAAAATTAGAATTAATATCTTTAACCCTAAAGCCAACTAAATCTACTGTATTGTTAAGTGACAATGCAACCAACGAACCAATACTACTAGAGTCCTATATAGAAACAGCACAGCGATTTGCTGGAAAAGAAAAGCTTTCCCCTGAATATCTAACTATAGCTGAAGGAATTATAAATGCAAATACTTAAACTTACCATACAGGGATTTAAATCATTTACTAAAGAACAGATATTAGACTTTAATAAAATTCCTGTTGGTCTAACTTTTATATCTGGTGAGAATAAAGTAGAGCCTTCGTTGGGGGGGAATGGTGTTGGTAAATCTGCAATATGGGACGCTTTAACCTTTGTCTTCTTTGGTAAGACTTCTACAAATAACAAAGCTGGTGAATTAAAGAATTGGGAAACTCCCACAAAATGTAAAGTTTCTGTAGAGTTTGAGCAGCATAATGCTATGTATACATTAGAAAGAACATGGAATCCCAACACACTGAAATTGAATGAGAGTACTGTTACTCAAGATGAGGTAAATGAATTAATAGGAATGAACTTCTCTTCTTTTATTTACTCAGTGTTTATTCCACAACAGGCAGATAAGTTTGTAGATTTACCACCTGTTGAGAAAATGGACTTGTTTACCTCTGTGTTAGATTTAGAGAAATGGACACTCTTTAGTGAAAAAGCTAAAGAACAAGTTACGAAAATTAATGCTGATTTATCCGAAACTATCAGAGGTATCACTGCCACCGATGGAGAAATTAGTGGCATAGATATTGCAAGTCTAGAAGAGCATCTTTTAACATTTGAAGAAAATAAGCAAGCTACAATAAAAGAATTAGAAAAACGTATTGTAGACTACCTAACTACTGATAAAGAACTAAATAAAGACTTAACTTTGAAAAATATTTCTATAGCAGAACTAGAAGAGGAGGGAGACAGTATACACCAGTTTAGGGTAAAGCTTAGTGATGAAGAAGACAAAGCTAAAGCAAAGCTTTTAGATATTACTGTCTTTCTAAGCAAACTTAGGTATCAAATAGAACTAGCAGAGAGCAAAGAAGATGAGTTGAAATCTACCAAAAGTAAACCCCTCTGTCATTCTTGTCTACAACCTATTAATAAAGAACTTTTAGACAAAGAGATAAAGAATCTAGCAAGTGAGAGTTTAACGTTAAGAAAGACTTACAATGAATCAGAAAAAGAGGAGAAAATTCTCCATGCTTCTATAGTTACAATACAAGAGGAGGAGAAATTAAATAAAAGTATTTATGACAGGCTACAAAATACTCTATCAAGTTTGGTAGCTGAAAGAAATTCTCTAATGAGTGAAATCAATGCAATTGAGGCATTAAAAACTGATTGTGTTGCTTATGTAAAGGCCAAGAAAGCAGAAACTAACCCCTTTCTTTCAATGAAAGAAGAAAAAGAGAAAAGACTCACTGAATTAAATACACTTTTAGGATCTTTAAAGACCAAACAGAATTCTTTAACTAAAGAGAAAGCTTTGTATGAATACTGGGTAAAAGGTTTTAAAGACACCAAGTTGATGCTTCTATCTGAGGCAGTAAAAGAATTTGAGATTGAAATAAATAACAAGTTGCAAGAGTTGGGAATGCCTGATTGGAATATTAAACTAGCCGTAGACACGGAGACTAAATCTGGTACTGTAAAGAGGGGGGTTACAATACTAGTTAATTCACCCAGAAACAAAGAGATGGTGTCATTCACGTGTTGGTCCGGTGGTGAAGGTCAACGGCTACGGCTAGCCATTACCCTAGGATTAATAGACTTTATCAAAGGTAAACGTGGTATTAACTGGAATATCTTAGTGTTTGATGAGCCAACCCAGTTCCTTTCTGAAGAAGGTATTGCAGATTTAATAGAGACATTAAAGACGAAAGCGGATGAAGATTCTCTAAAGATATTTTTAATTGACCATAGAGATTTACATACCTATGGAGAATTTAAAAAGAAAATACAGATAGTTAAAACTGAAGAAGGTAGTAGAATATGGGCGAATATATGATAATGAGTAATTGCCCCAGATGTGAACGGGGTACAATGTTTCCTAAAAGAGATTATAAGTATAAGGTGGACTATGAGATGTGTTTGCAATGTGGTCACGTAGTTTTTAATACAGATGATGGGTTAGGTATCAGACGATTTAGGTTAAAAAGAAAATCAGAAAAGAAGAGAAAGGAAACTGTATGAAAGGTTCATTAACCCTCCCAGGAAGTAAAGACTTAAATAAGATATTCTTTGATGCTATTAATGGAAAACCCTTTCACTTAACTATTAATGACCAAGTAGTGTGTAGGTGTGTCTTATCTGATGTTAATGTAATAATTAAGTCTACAAGAGATGAGATTACAGCTAATTTTTTCATAGGAGACTCTTTAGGAGAAGAATCTCCACTATATGCTTGGCTTAAAGAACATTATCCCAATGTACTTATGGAATATACATTGATTGGGCAAGAGGAGAATAAATGAAATTATTAATTAAATTTCCAACAAGAGAACGAAGAGAGAAATTTTATCAAGCTATGGATTTACTCTTAGCTAATAAAAGAACGAATGATGTTAGTTTTCTCCTCACACTTGATGCTGATGATGAGTCTATGAATAATGATGAAGTTAAACGTCAGATTGAGTTTTATAGCACATTCTTTGATGTTGATATAGAAGTAAATTATGGTTATAGTATGAATAAGATTCATGCTTGTAATCGTGACTTAGAAGAGTATACGAAAGATTGGGACATTTTAATGCTGATGTCTGATGATATGTATCCAGTAAAGATAGGGTACGATAAAGTAATAATAGAAGCCTTTGAACAGAATATCCCAGATGGGGATGGTGTTCTGTATTCGCCAGATGGCTATACACCCTTGAATACCTTATGTATACTTGGTAAGAAATATTATCAAAGATTTAATTACATTTATTACCCAGAGTACATTAGTTTCTTTCCGGATAATGAATTTATGGAAGTATCTGAGATATTAGGGAAAGAGTTTAGAATAAAGAAAGTATTATTTAAACATGAACATCCAGCTAATCGTGGTGGTAAGTCATGGGACAATTTGTACCAGAGAAATAATTCTTCTTGGAATTCGGATAAAGAATTATACTATCAGAGAAGAGCAAAAAACTTTGATATAGGTACAGTCAATGTTATATCTTAGTATTCTTATAGTCACACTTAAAGATAGAGAAGAGCAATTTGAAGAGCTTCATACTCACTTAATGAAACAAATTGAAGAAAACAATTTTCAAGATGAAGTAGAGATAGTAGTATTTCAAGATGACTATGAGTATCTTGTAGGTATGAAACGAAATGTTTTACTGGAAGAAGCAACTGGGTTATTTACTGTCTTCGTTGATGATGACGATTTAGTACCTGACGATTATGTTAAAACAATAGTAGATATTATTAAAAATAATCCAGACATTGATTGCATTGGATTTAAAGGTTTATTAGTTAGTGAGGATTTGGGTAATAAAGAATTTATTCACTCAGTTAAATACAAAGAATATAGCAAAGATGAGAAATATTACTATAGACCTCCTTTACATATTAATCCTATTAAAACAGAAATAGCAAAACAATTTAAATTTCCTGTTTTAAATAGGGGAGAAGATTTTGATTGGGCTATTCAAATTTTACGAAGTGGGCAGTTGCATAATGAAGTTTTTATTGATAAGATTATGTATTATTACAGATTTGAGTGGGCTAAAACAGCGGCACAACGTAGAAGGGATATTGACTATGATTGATGATGAAATGGTGGATTTATTTGTTACAATGAGCATCACTTTACGAACAATGAGTGAAACTATAATTACTCACAAAAAAGGTCTTGAGTTGATTATGAAGAAGTTAGATTTCTTAGATAGAAAGTTAAATGAGATTGATGCTGTTCTTTATAATCATAAAGAAACTATAGAGGTGATAAAAAAAGAAATGAGTGCTAAGTATTTAATAAATAAGGATAAAAAGGTGTTTATACAATGAACAAACATAAAAGGATAATTACCAATTTTAGTTCCCGTGGTAGGGAAAATTATATAGCAGGTTCCCAACGTCTTCTTGATTCTATGAATGCTGCTAATGTTGATGCTGATTTATTAATATGTAGTCCTGATTCTTTAGCTAAGTCAGAGGATATTGAAGATAATGGTAGAACCGTCTATCTAAGAAGAAGAATGCCTGTCTCGCAAGAGTTTGGTGACTGTCCACCACATTCTACTCATCCGTATGCTTTTAAATCTTTTATTATACAAGAAGCAAGAGATATGGGGTATGAAAAGATAATGTGGGCAGACAGTTCTTGTGTCTTTCTTAAAGATGTAGAACCTTACTGGCATTTAGCAAGTGAAATAGGTGTAGTTACTTTAGATAATCCTGGATGCCCTGAAGCTACATGGACAGCAGATGATTGCTTAGAACATATGGGATGTGACCCAGAGTTTGCTAAAACATTTTTTGAGATAGATGCATATATGATGATATTTGATTTCACTTCTTTAACGGTGAATCATCCTGATAGTAAATTAATATCACATGCTTTATTTGAACAATACTTTACTCATTCAATGGATGGTATTTGCTGTAAAGGGGAAAGAGGTAGTACAAGACCAGACTTTAAAGCACATAGACATGACCAAAGCATTATATCTTACTTCATTAAAATCTATAATATACACCCTATTAATTATGGTGCTTGGTGTTATGCTCATGAAGTAGGTACTAAATTTAATCCCACTTTTGTTAAAGCTGGAATAAGTCAATTTAATTTTAACTGGAAACTTGTTATTGATATGCATAAACGTGGTGAAAATATAATGGGGGTAAGTTTTGTATGAACTGGGATGAATATTATTTAAAAGTTTGTGAAACTGTAGCACTTAATAGTAAGTGTTTATCAAGAAAAATAGGCAGAATGAAAAACGAGCATATTCACTTTCCTGGAGATGGTCGTCCCCTTCTTAGGGATGTCTACGTAAATGGACGTTTAGTAAAAAACTGTAAATATGCAGACACCAAAAAAGGGATAGCCGACGTTTACAGGCTTCCTTTGAGGACTGACAAGCATAGAAAGCGGGTGCTGACTAAAAGACTACACGGGACCATAGAAGTGAGGACGAGGGCAGAATGAGCAAGGCCGCTTTTACTTTTGAGATAGCCGGGGTCAAGGAGATGATGAGATTCTTTGACGAGCTCCCGACTGTTTCCATGCTGGAATAGAAGAATTAGTAGTAACTAAATTAACTTTTTATGATGAGATGTCACCATATTTAGTAAAAGAGAGTAATATAAAGATTAGAACATTTCAAGGAGAATAGATGAAATATTATGGTCAGCAGGAAGAAGATAGGTACATACTTGACTTTTTTGGTAACAGGAAGGGTAGGGTTTTAGATATAGGTGCTTATCATCCAGAAGTATTTAGTAACTCAAGAAATTTGATTATAAATGGATGGGATGCAGTTTTAGTAGAACCTTCACCACAATGTTTTAAAAATTTAGAAGAGTTCTATAAAGACAATGAAAATGTTGAAACAGTTCAGGTAGCTATTGGAGACTATGATGGGGAATTAAAATTTCACGATTCTGGTGGAGCTATTGCAACTGCACATCAAGGTCATTATGAAAGATGGAAAAAGTATGACCAAGGATACCAAGATATAACAGTTAATTGTGTTACTTGGAAAACTTTCTATAGTAGTTTTCCTGGATGTTATGACTTTATAAGTATAGACTGTGAAGGAATGGATTGGGATATCTTAAAACAGATGGACTTATATGAAACAGGTACTGATTTGATTTGTGTAGAATATGGGTGGAATGATATAGAAATTAATAAATTTTTAAATGAAAATGGTTTTACCACTCTTATTTATAAGAATGGAGAAAATTTAATAAAGGCAAGGTGAACATGGGAGTAACAAATGAAACATGGGCATGGTTTAAGAAATATTTACCAGAAGACAGAACAACGAAGATATGTGAATTAGGGGACCAGCAGTTTATGGCTTGTCCTCCATTTCCAGAATTCTCTTGGGTTGGGGAATACTTGAAATCTATTGGCAACAACGGAGCTATTTTAGCCAAACGACATACATATACTAAACGATTTGAGAGGTTAAATGAAATCATTTCCAATGATTGAAGAAGAAAAAGAACTATGGGAAGAAATTCTCGGTAAATTCTTGGTAGAGATTTATGGAATAGAGATAGGTTGTTTATTTGGAGATAGTGCTAATGTAATTTTAAAAACCTCTCCTCTTGTTTATTTAACTTCTATTGACCCTTTTATTCCAGACTCAATGGAATCTAGTTTAGTTGGTAGTTATGAAGATAGTCTAGAAAAGAATAAGCTCTTTACTATTTGTGGAAGATTTGAACTTATTAAAGACTATTCGTGGAATATAGTTAAGAATTGGCAACCGAATACTTTAGATTTTATCTTTTTAGATGGAGATCATAGATACAATAATGTTAAACGAGATTATTTTGAATGGGAACCTAAACTTAAAGTAGGTGGATTATTATTTATGCATGACTCAAGAATGCATAGACCTAACGGGGCTAAGTTTCATGAAGGTCCGTCAAGAGTAGCTGATGAAAACATCTTTAATAATTCAGATAAATGGGAAATAGTAGGAGAAGCATTTTCATTAACGTGTGCAAGGAAATTAAAATGAATCATAGCTATATCATAGGATATTCAATAGTTCATGCAGATAACAGTGATTTATGTAAGATACTACAATCAACTTGGGATCATTTAGATACCGAAATAATTCTTTTGTACGATGGGGTTAATCCAGGATTATATCCTAAGAGTGATGATGTTCATGTTCTAACTCATGATATAGAATTGTTTGAACACCATTGTAACAACACAATGATAGATTACTTTATGAATCACACAAATAAAGATGTGTTAATAGTTTTACATGAGGATATGTTAATCAATGGGTTTTCTCTCTTTAGTGATTTAGACAGACTCTTAACGAAAGAGTATAATATTGGTTTTATTGGTGGTAGAGATGGGTTTGATTGGGGATATACTGATATGTGGAGTTCACCTTTTTCTAAATCAAACTATACTCATCAGTTGAAGATAGGGCAATATCAGAAAGTACCTCTATTAAATTTTGGCCCAGTTGCTTACCTTCGAAGTACTGTTGAGGAGATAGGAAAATTAGATGCTGAAAATTACAAATATGCCTATGCGGACCAAGATTATTCTTTACAAGCTTCTAGATATGGTTTATATAATTATGTTCTTGGTATGGACATTACTCATGATAAGTTTGGCAATTTAAATAAAATACCTCCTTGGTGTTTAAATGAAGAGGGTAATAAGCGAATAGCTACAGACTTTGCAAACTTGAGGACAAAATGGGGAATATAACACCTTTTATAGTAATGACAACAATAGATAAACCTTCGGCAATTTCTAAGAAAATCATCGAAACTGCTGAAGAAAAATATCAAAATGTAGTGGTAGTAGGTGACAGAAAAACACCAAAAGAATGGGAGTGGGTAAGGGGGATTACTTATCTTCCAGTAAGAAAGGGGGAACTTCTAGATTCTTATGCAAGAAAGAATATAGGATATCTGTACGCCATAAAGAATGGAGCTACACATATCTTTGATATGGATGATGACAATGAGCCTCTTTCACATTGGGGAAGACTTAATTTTGTTTCCGATATTTGTAAGTATGTCAATGCTAACAATTGGATAAATATTTATAGATTATTTGGAGAAGATATTATCTGGCCTAGGGGACTTCCTCTAAATGCTATTAATAATAGTTGTGGAATGCTTAAAAATTTTCCTATTCCTAAGAATGTCGCAATCTGGCAATCTTTATGTGTGGGAGAACCTGATACTGATGCAATTTGGAGATTACTTAACAATAAAGAGGTTTATTTTTCTGACAATATTTCTGTAATATTAGAAAAGAATACTATTTGCCCTTTCAATGCACAGAATACTTTGTTCAACAAAGAAGCATTTCTTTTATTATATTTACCACATACAGTAACTATGAGGTTTAGTGATATTCTTAGAAGTGTAATAGCACAGCCTATTTTGTGGGCGGCTGGTTATCTGATTGGTTTTACCGAAGCAACAGCTTTACATAAAAGGCATGAGCATGACTTAATGAAAGATTTTTATGATGAGATTCCTTGCTATGCAAATATTGAGAAAGCTTATAAGATAGTAAAAGAAACTGTAACAGAAGATAAATCTATAGAAGCAAATTTAATAGCTTGTTATATTGCTCTAACTGATGCAGGAATAACAACTAAAGATGAGGTAGTTGGAATTTTAAATTGGTGTTGGGAGATAAATAATGTATAAAGCAATTATTGATAGGGTAGCTCATAGAGTATTAGGAAACTACGAACACATGGTAGAAACTGCTGAAATAGCAGAGCAAGCTTGTAAGTTTTGTGATGTAGTAGGAACTAAAAAAGGAATAGAAAAAGTCAAAGAATGGAGAGACTATTATGAGAGGAACAATCGCTAAAAAGTTAAGGAAAGGTATTTACAACGAAATGTCTACGAAAACTAAAGAGTATAAAGCATATAATACTATCAAGAAACTCTTTACTGGTAAAGATGAAGATGGTAACCCAACATCTATAAATGTTAATAAAGCAACAGTTGTGTGTACTGGCTTGAGAATGTTATATAAACAAGCTAAAAAAGAATATTATAAAATGAAAAGGGGATATTGATGGCAACTAAAAAAATTGTATTTAACACAGCAACATTACCGACTCTATCATTAGCTATGATAGTGAAAGACGAGAGCGAGAATCTTAAAAGACTTTTACCTTTAGTGAAGGGTATGATTGATGAGATTATTGTTGTAGACACAGGTTCTACTGATGATTCAAGGGAAGTAGCTAAATCATTCGGGGCAAATGTATATGAATTTCCTTGGAATGGAAGTTTCTCAGATGCACGAAATGAATCACTGAAGTATTGTACAAAAGATTATATTCTGTGGCTGGATGCTGATGACCATATTGAACGACAAGATATTTCAAAGTTAAAATGGTTTATTAAGAATAATAATGGGAAAGCTATTTTTCTAGGATTGGTAGATAAACGTTGGGATAGGGATTTCCATTCTCTCCAAATGAGGTTGTTTCCTAATCATAATGATTTACAGTTTACTGGAAAAATACATGAACAAATTTCTTTTTCGATAGAAAACAAAGGAATAAAATATGCTACTTGTGATGTCTCTGTTTATCATTTAGGGTATAACAGTAAGGAATCTATTACAGCTAAATTAGAACGTAATCTGGTAATCCTTCTGCAAGAGTTAGAAAACGATAAAGATAATTTTCTCATAGGTATTAATGCTGCTAAAACCTTAATTGGTTTAGGTAAACAAAAAGAAGCAGAACCTATTATAGACCACGCTCTTGACTTAATAAGAGAAGATAGAAGTAAGGTTTCAACTGAAAATGAATTTATAGCAATACTTACTAAATTAAATATGCTTACGACTTTTGCTAGACATGTAGAGATTATGCCTTTATTAGATGAATTTAAAATCAGATTTGAGCATCTACCAATGTTTCGGTTTACCTATGGAGAAGCTTGTTTTAAATTTAAAGATTACAAGAATGCTTACAAGTATCTATTACAACTAAAGGAGGGTAAAATAAATCTTGGTTTAATTCCTGTAGACGCACAAACTGTTCTTAGAAACATGACTATCTTGCTTTTAGCTTCTTCTCTTAATGTAGGAGACTTTCTTACTGCTGAAGCATGTATTAGAAAAATGATTAATGACCCAGAATTCACAGTAAAAAAAGGATAACTATGAATAAAACTTGTTTTGAAAAGAAAATTCTTTATAAACTTGGTGACACAATAAAAATTAAACCTATATTTGATGTTCATTACGGTCATACGTTGTGTGATGTTCATGCATTTAAGAAGTTCTTAGACGATTCTGATGATAAAACTTATTTTATAGGAGGTGGAGATTTTTTAGACTCAATTATAGTTATTGATCCAAGATATAGAAAAAGTATTGACGCTTCTGGTAGTGAAGAAATAATAGATGACCAGATAAATGGGATATATGAACTGCTAAAGCCATATAGAGAAAAAATACTTGGGTTAGGAATTGGAAATCATGAAGATGTTATTGTGAGAAGGTATGCAACTAATCCTATAAAACGATTATGTGAGAAGTTAAGTACTGACAAACATACGATTCCATATCTAGGCTACTCTTATTTTTATAAGATAGTTATGAGTGAGAAACAAGGAAGAGGAAGAACAATACTAATTAAAGGACATCATGGTTATGGTGGGGGTAGCCGAACTCAGGGAGCAGACTTGACAAAGTTTTCCAAAGATATGAGCTATTATGATGCCGATGTCTTCATTTATGGGCATACGCACAAACTTCAATTTGATGAAGTTCCACGACTTGGTATTTCTGGTAATAAACTCATTAGTAAACCAAAGGTTTTAGTTATTTGTGGTTCATATAAGAAATCTTTAAGTGCTGATAGTACTACTACTTGGGAAGAAACAATGGGCTTTCCACCTTCTAGAATAGGCGGAGCTACTATAAATCTGAAACCCAACAGCCATGCTTGGGTGGATATTTCAGTTACTTTATGAAAAGTGTTCTAGAAAGAGCTACAATTAACTACTTTGAAGGTTCTAATTATTGGGAAGTTTATATTGATGGAAGACGTATAGGTGATTTTCCTACAAAGGAAGAGGCTTTACTATTCATTACAAAATTGTATCTTACAGAAGGAGAAAATTATGTCAGAATTAACTGAATTAGCATTGAGAAGATTGTTAAGTAATGTAGGGTATGTTGGTTAAATAATTTATGGAGAACGAATGAACAAAAATAGTAAGATATATGTGGCAGGGCATACCGGATTGGTAGGCTCTGCCCTACTTCTCAAATTACAGGAACAAGGATATAACAAATACATTACTCGACAACATAATCACCTTGATTTAACTAGATGGTATGATGTTGAATCCTTCTTTAATTATAATGAACCTGAATATGTATTTCTATGTGCTGCTAAAGTTGGTGGGATTTATGCTAATAGTACATATCCCGCTACATTTATTTCTGAGAATTTAATGATTCAGACTAATATAATTAGGGCTTGTCACGAATTTAAAGTAAAGAAATTGCTATTTCTTGGTAGTTCATGTATATATCCTAGAAAGTGTCCTCAACCCATGAAAGAAAGTTATCTTCTTTCTAACACACTTGAGCCAACTAATGAAGCGTATGCTATTGCTAAGATAGCTGGTATTAAAATGTGTCAAGCATATAACAAACAATATGGAACTAATTTTATATCTGTAATGCCTACTAATCTTTATGGTCCTAGAGATAACTTTGATATACAGAATGGACATGTAATTGGCTCACTTATTGCTAAGTTTGCTACAGCTAAAAAAGAAGGTAAGTCAGGTACTATCTTAGGTACTGGTTCTGCTAAAAGAGAATTTCTTTATTCTGAAGACTTAGCAGAAGCACTTATTTTTCTTATGAACAATTATGATTCTTCTGAAATCATAAACATAGGATGTGATGAATATGTTTATATAGAAGAATTAGTTTGGTTACTGTGTGAGTTGTTTGAATATGATAATATTCACTGGGATAATATCTCCCCTAATGGCACACCAGAAAAAAAACTTGATACTTCTAAACTAGAAGCTCTTGGATGGAAATATAAAACAACTTTAAGAGATGGTTTAAAGAAAACTATAGAGTGGTATATGGAGAATAAAACATGAAATTAATCCCCTCAATAATATCATTAATAACTTTAATTAGTCTAATCTTCGGTGGTTATTTCTGGCTGGATAGTCATTATGCTTCAGCACAACAAGTACAACAAATAGAAAAACGATTAGATTATAAAATTAGCATGGAAACGGAGACAAGATGAAAATTTATCTTTATAATTTTTGGAAATCTTTTCTTACTTGGTTTGGTGATTTATATTTTGCAGTAGAGCCACCAAGATGTAAAGCAAAGCATATTGAAGGAATGCTTGAAACTATACAAGCTGGTGACATAATATGTAGAGGCTACTTATATTATGCTGATTCATACTTTATACCAAATGAATTTACACATTCTGGTATCGTTCTTAACAAGAGAGAAATGATACATTCTATTGCAGAAGGTGTACAGTCTATTCACCCTATAGATTTTGTAAAAGACACGGATAGATTTGCGATACTAAGACCTCCCTATGAAGAGAACATGAAGTACTTTGCTGTAAGTAAAGCTATTTGGCACTGTGACCATAATAAAACACAGTATGATTTCTTATTTAGAGACAAAGACCAAAACTTTTACTGTCATGAGCTTACGGCTGACTGTTTAGCTATAGCACAAATTAAAGTAGAAAAAACTAAACAATCTTTTGGTGTCTGGCCTTTTAAGTTTGAAAAAGAAGTCTATCTAGCACAGAATTTAATAGATGTTTGTCAAATAGTTTATGAGTTTAATCCTTAATAAAAATCTGGCCCAGTGGGGGGAGTACTGGGCCAGTGAAACATTTGTTACGGAGTGGTTATATTGATTATAACTGGTGCAACAGGTGTAACTCTTGTATCATAAGTAAAAGAAATAATATTAGAATCAACACTAGTCAAACCATTAGTTCCCACCGTATTTGCTTTAAACCACACTGTTGTTTGAGCGTTGTTTGCCACAGTAACTGCATCAGAAGTTTTGTAAAGGGTTTCTGCCCCCTTATCATAAAACGGCTGATTTTTCTCTAAAGTCCACGGTCCAGCTGCACTTGGTCCACTGTACAAATTCCAACTTGCAATAGTGCCAGTAGCATTTGAATCTTCCCATCCCCATGTAGTAGGAACATCAGCTGCAAAACCACTTGTTGCAAAAAATGCAACAGTTAAAACTATAAATAAACATACTAAAAACTTCTTCATAAACCCTCCTAGGTTTGAATTAGTACTGAAAACACATTGCTCCAAGGACTCATACGTCCATCTTTGTTGTACGATTTCATCTTAAACCATCGTTTTACATTTGTATTCTTAGAAATTTGAATTATTTTTACATAAGAATACACTTCCGACACTTCTGTAAATGGAACTTTTACTGCCAATGAGTAAGTTCCCTTTTCAGAGTTAGCCATGTAAATCTCCCACCCCCCAAATACTGAAACATCTGACATCTCTTGTGTCCATGTAACTGTAACTGGGACTGAAACAGTCTCTTCTTTACATGCCATTTGAAACAAAAGAATAACTAGTCCTAAAAATAAAAGACAACTTACTTTAAGGTGTCGGTTCATAGCCCTTCATCCATTCTTTCACAAGATTAACAACAACAGGTACAACCCAACCTATAATCATTGTTACATATGCGTTTCCGAAATCTGCCGCATCAAAATATTCAAGTAAACCAATTACAGCAGGAAATATTACCGCATACAATGCCCCATGCCATATCTTCTTTAATGTAACGGGGTCAAATGAAAACTTAACTTGTCCTTTCGCCATCATAAACCTCCTTAAAATGCGTAGTTGAAGTTAATCATAACTCCACCACCAAATTTACCTTTCCACACATCATATACTGCAACAGGACCTATTAGAAAGGCTAGTTCTGGTATAGCTATATTGATGTTATAACCAGAAAGTAATTTAACTACATCTAGATTTGCTGAAATACCAAAAATAGGGTCGTGGTTATCACCAGTAACTCTAGCCATAATAGTACCATGAAGAGCTACAGCAAGGTTGTCTTTTTCATACTTTAGAAAATCCATACCACCACCAACAGCTAAAAATGCTGATTCCCCGTCAACCCACAACCACGCATTGTCCTGACCAACAGCTATCATACCTAAATTCCAACCAGTAGGTTCTTCTACTCGTAGTGCTTTCGGTGGTGCGTTTAAAGCTTCTAATTTCAACATTTCATCCGTCTTGACTGTAACAGCCCCTTCAGGCCCTAAAAGCATAATCTGACCCGCATAGGACGTCCCTACCAACATCACCAATACCATTAATACTGCCATAAGATATTTCTTCATACTTCCTCCTTGAGTTTTTTACTCATATGTATAATTCTATGGATAATCCCATGCTCAATTGAGCGTATCTTAGGATTATCCTTAGTATGCGTTAATAGCTCTGCTAATAAAACATGTAAAACTTCATCTTGTGCAGATTGACTTAACATGTCTTTGGTTACCTCTACCGTTCCCCATTGCTTACTTAAAGAAATAGAAGCTGTTCTAGACCCATCAAATACAAAGTTAGTTGCAGCCAAAACATACCCATCAATATTCTCCTGCTCTTCGTGTAAAAAAGTAAATGACCAATCATGCAAACTAAGCAACTCTACCCACCGTAAACATTCTTTTTGAAAGAATTCAAAATCTTCCTGATTAGTGTTATTTTCAGAAGGTATCTTTTTTGCCACGTTGTTCTCTCTTCTCTCGTAGTTTATTAACTAGTAAATTGTACTTACCTTCAGCAATAAAGACTTTCTCTTTCATCTTTTTTATCTGGTTTTCTTTTTCATATACAGCTACTAGAAGAATCCCAATTATGCATAAAAGAAATATATATACCACCATCGTCATCCATCGCTTTCACTCCTCATAATGTAGGCTCGTTTTAAGACACATTCATTCTCCCAATAAAAATTACATTTTTCACATTCTCTCTTAGGAAAAGGACAATAGTTTTTTCTCTGAGCTTCCATAGATAGCTTTTTCAAATTAAGTCCCATGCCTTCTCAAAAGTTTCTTGTGGTATCTGGTCTTTACCATTCTCATGTATACACATAGCTTTAACTAATGTAATTATAGTTTCTTTATCTGGTTTAAGTTCATCATAAGGACCAAATCCAGACTTCTCAACTACTGAATCGACATAAGCTTCTATATCATTCTCTTTGGCTGGGGCATATCTACTGACTATACCTACAATATCTTCATCACCATATTTGGTAATATATTTAATAATCAACTTCATCATTGCTCGTAGGCCGTATTCCATAGAAATAAACTGTTCAAATGCCCCATCAGTATTCTGTTCTAAGTTTACTTTACCAAGCCATAAAGACTTGCTAAGTCGTATATTACCAGGATTATTATTCCTATATCCCCTAGGTGATGGCATCTTCTTCCACCAGTCGGATTGTCCACCAATCAGAAGATAGTTCCTGTATATAATCAAAACCTATATAGAAGAATCCTTTATCTCCCCAATCTTCTCCCCAACTATTCATACCAATAAACTTAGCTTTGTTTACGTCATATCCTACTATTAAAACAGCATGTCCACCTAATTCTGATTCATTGCTTTCTGGAAACGGCACAATCCCAGTTTGTGCTACTTGATTTGATTCAAATGATTCATATAAGGTTATACCAAGTACTACAGGAAAACCCTCTGCTAAACATTTCTGTAGTTGTTTAATGTTTTCACTAAGTCTCCAATACGAAATTGCTTGATGTTTTTTAGCTTCTTTGTAACAATTCTTAGGTGGCTTTTTAGAAAACTTAGAAATATCATAAGGCCACATTGCTTCTGGGCATATTCCATATTTACCAATCTTCTTTGCAGCATCTCTTATATAGCAACCAGTATCAGCATTTTTTAAGTCTCTTGCATTATAATAGCCAAACAATCTTGAAGGTATAAAGTTTACTCCACCATCTTGTCGTAGCTGACAGTACAAGTGGGCATTGCCTAAAGCATTTAAAACGCAACTACCCAATGATTCCTGATTAAATATTGGTGGTAAATAAAGACGCAAATCTACTACAGACGGAACTTCTATCTTTGAGGGTGCTTTATACATTAAATCTCTAAAATCTTTTTTATCTGGCAACCAGCCATATTTATGCATATATTATCTCCTTAGTTTATTATCATTGTACATCCACCAGGATCATTAGAGTCGTCCACATAGCCACCTTCCCATTTCATCACAAAGTCGATAGCCTTCTGCCAATTATAGGTCACTTCTTCTCCTTCGCTTCCCGCCTAACCTGATCATCTCTTATTTCGTTTACAATGCTGTCCGTTGATAACTGTTTGTCCATTAGGATATTGATTTTTGTGTTCATTTCCTCAAGTGTCTTATGTGTTCCATTTGCTGTCAGCTTCGGCATAGCGTAGGATGAGATGATAATTGCAACGAGGATACCGATGAACCACCACTGAAATTTAGTGACTAACCCTGCCAATGACTGTACCTCCTTATCAACTTCTTTTACTTCGTCCCATAGTCTATGCCTGTCTTCCTCGGAGGTCTTAATGACACTATCAGCCCACCGTTTCATCCCTTCGCAATGGTCGTTATGAGCTTCGATGGTTAGATAATCAGTGGGGTCACAATGTTCGGTCAATGTCGAGTCCTCCCTATTCAATTATTACCTGGCAACCACCTGTTGTGGGCGATATCACCCTTGTCTGTCCTGTACCTATCATAAACCGTGTCATACCTATGTGTGGTGGTAGTGGGGCTTCAATTGGGTCAAGCCTAAACCAATCAAGTTTTGCTCCTATTTCTCTGCCAGTCCACACGAAGCTATGTGTGGCAGCGGTCAATGCAACATGATATTCTACCCAACCATTCACATAGTTGTGGAGCACTTCCTCACGCCATATATTCCAATTATTGGCATTCATGGTATAATTTAAGCTAAACACTACAGGAGTACCCTCATCAATAGTGAGGAATATACTATCTGCGCCAGTATCCGCTGCGTTTACCCTTGCTATAATCCTGTATGTTCCAGCCGTTGCGACTGTTACACTATGAGTTACTGAACCAGCAAGTTCCTGAGTGGTATTCACATAGTAACTTCCGCTTGCTTCAGCATCGGCAACAGCAACCATAGGGCTAACAATAGTTCCAGATTCAAACTCAACATTTCCAGAAGAGGGAGGACTATAAATAGTAAATGTATGCGTTTGAGAATATGAATTGGCATTACTTAATCCGTCAATACACCTGCTGTAATAGGTGTGGGATTGTCCGCATGCAGGAGATGTTAATGTTGCAGTATGAACTCCTGCACCACCAATACCCTTAATTTTTAAGTACAGTACAAATTCTCCGGTGTCAGGTGGAGTCATTTCAACAGTACTACCCCCAGTTATATCTGCTCCAGTAGTAGTTGCATCCGTAACTACGTTTAGCCATTCAACCGTGTAAGTATTAGGGTAGCCAGTCAAATATACATCAAATGCCCCAGTTCCACTTTGATACACAAGAAATTCAGTTCCAGAATTATGAACTAAAGCATATGCAGTTTCAGAAAAAGTAGTAGATGGAGTCATATTCACTAAATCCATCTTATTTGCGTAATCTAGAACCTGCCCTAATCGTGTTTCTGTGTTAGTAAATCCTATACCACATCCAGAAGCATCACAGTCAAGAAAGTGTGGATGATACCCACGCATAAATGCTTTCCATACCCATGCATCAATAGCAGTTTCATACGCAGCAGAACTATATCCCCATAAATGGTCAGTATTCAGAATGTTTGGCTCTCCTTGAAAAGTAGCTGTCGGAGCCGTTAACCACGTTCCTGTGCCTGATGCTCCAGGCGTAACAATATCAGCACCTGTGTCATCAAGATAATCGTTATAAGCAGGTTCTCCCGTAAATCCATTTCCACTTACCCAGACTAAGTGTTGATTTGCCAAAGTAGCTTCATATGTTTTTATATAACTAACAAGAGTTGTGAGCCACGCAATTGTATTCGGGTCACTTGTATCAAGATAAGGCTCATTTGCAATTTCCCAAATAACATTGGGGTATGTATTTAACTCATCAATAAATTTCTTAATTGTTAATTTTACAACATCAAGAGCTGCCGTATTAGTCGTATACCAAGATTGTGGAGTGCTATCAAAAGCAGTTGCTAACGCCGTATTTATATTATTACTCTCATTCCAAGCATAGCTGCTCCAACTATTATTTGTTGGTCGTATCCCAACATTTGAACCTAATAGCATAATACTGACATACATATTGTTAGCAAGTGCATATGCTACTTTTGCCTTCACATCGTCAAAGTATGTTTGATTGAATGAAGTCATATCGAATTTTGCTAGACCATCTCCAGCAGTTCCAGGTCCAGGTCTATTCCATGGGTGTGTGTTCCACGAAAGACTACTTTGACCTGTCCATAACCTGGTAAAATTATGACCAAGTCCAATAACCGTATCAACCCAATCCTCAAAATATGCCTGCGAACCACAAGCAGGACTATCCTCCAAGCAAGTTGAAGTCTTATATGGAGTAATAAGCAAGAAGTGTTCCATCCCAGATAGTACAACTGCCCTTCCAGAACCATCATTGAAATATCGTCTGTTGTTTGTATTAACAGTAAGTGGGACTGTTATATCAGGAATTACAACTGGGGTTGATGATCCTTGCACCATTGTATAGACATCGAAGATGAGGTCTGAGCCGCTTACCACCGTCCATTCGCCGCCCGAACCGCTTACATCGGCCCATGCCACGTTTCCAGAATGATTACCCGTTTTATCCCTTGCAACATTTAATCTATTACCAGCACTATATTCCACTGCAATTACATAATTTGTACCAGCGACAAGAGTATATCTCTCTGTATCTGAGAAAGTAAATGTGACAGGAAGAACTGATGTGGATACCCCTGTTGTTATATTAACCGTATCTGAAACTGCTAGTGGGTCTCCAGTTCCTACACCAGTTGTGCCTAAAGTTCCTGTATGGGCATATAATGCTACTCTAATATCACCAGTTGGTGTTCCCGTTTTACTCAAATAGAATCTTGCACTATCAAGAGTACCTCCACCTGATTGAAAACTCTGTCCAAGAACTTTTCCGTAAGAGGCCCCAATATAGACATTGACATCCGTATAATTTGAATAAGCGTAGCTGCTGTCAGTTGCCTTTACCACTGTTGCCGTTGGTGCGGTAAAAGTTCCGGTCATAGATGCGTAGGCGACATCAGTAGCATTGTACCTACAGGTAATAGGGGTATTATCATCTGTTACCGTCACTGACAGTTCAACATCGTCACCGCACGGGTAATACCCGCTTGACGGTGCGGGGTTTGTCATGGAGGGTGCATCAGGGTCAGCCCCTTCGGGTGCACCTATAGTAAATGTAACCAACTGCGCATCGTCCATCTCGTTCTGGTTTGGCGAAGTATCACGGCAAATAACATAGTAATTGTGTTCAGTTGAACAGGCAAGCCCTGTTAATGTCTGAGTATGAGTGCTACCTCCGGTTGAAGCAAACCGTGTCATCTGGCTGTAGTTTGTATTTCCATCACATCCAGCACCAGCAACACAGTAACCACATTCCACTCCACTACTATCTGATGTAGTAAGGGTCAAAATCTTATCAACAGGGCTTTCCGCATCACATGCAGTGTTGCCTGTAGGAGTTGCAGTGAGAATTACAGGATCAGTAGTGTCTTCAGGAGGGGTGTACCCACCAGAACGCAAAGGATGTGGATAAGTATATGGTGTATAAGTATTCGTCCACGTGTTTGTCGAAGTACACTTATAGAACGTACCATCATTGGCATCCGAATTGGTTGTATTCCAGTTTCCGCCCCTGTCGGTAGCCCAATAGCCCACCCCAGTGATGCAGGTTGAGGGCCTGTTAGCATATGTGCCGTAACCAACACCAGGCTTTGTTTTTAAATCTAAACCAGCTGGCACACCGTCAAACGGAGAAGAAGGAGAAGTCTGTACACCAAACCCACCGCCATCATAATAATCTCTATTTGTTTTTATGTGTGTATTTGCACTGTTATGAGTATTGATAAAAGCATACCCATTACCCCAAAAATAGTTAGGGCTATGTGTCTGTGTTGCCCAGTTTATTGTTCCAGTGTAGGGGTATGAACCTGAGTATGTTGTTAGAGTTGTGTCTTTTCCTGCTCCTGGTTGGTCTCTACATAACCATCCACTTTGACCCTCTGTATTTTCATCTTCCGGGAAACCAATACCACATGGATAATTAACTACGCTTGAATCGTATGTCCTTCTATAATCTATAATTGAACTACCGCTACCCCAGCTCCAAGTACCAGAGATAGTATTATTAAATGCAATTCCTTCTCCACCACGTAAAAACATTGGGACAATACCGCTAAAAGAACCGTCATTATAAAAAGAATTATTATAAATTTCCCAACCTCTTGTACCTCTAGTTGCAATTTGCTGGTATGCATGGGCCATTATTTCTGTATTAACTATTGTATTAAAACGGGCAACGTACTTGCCACCGTAATTAGAATCAATACAGTTTCCCGTTACATCTTTTATAAAGTAATTATCTTCAAAATACGCAAAAGAATTCGTTCCGAAAGCAACATCCTGTGACCATATCAAATTATTTCTAGCAAAAGAACTGCCAGTTCCGTCTGCCACAAACCGTGCTCTAGAAGAATAATTATTATCTGCTACCCCACCTTGTATTCCAGAATTGTCTGCTCGCGTCTGAATACCATAAGAAGACCACTGGTTGGGTGACGTAAATCTACAGTGGTCTATTCGCCAACCAGCCCCATACGCTATTATGCTAGCAACATAGCTTGTACCACCCGAATAATCCAAAACGAAACCAATATTGGTTATTCTATGACCATTACCTATAGTAAATGCTGCAAAATTCCCTCTTGTTATTACTGTACTTTCACCGCCAGCACCAGATATCGTCATAGCTTTAGTTAAAGTAAATCCACTTGACCACGTACACGACCCTGATGGAATATTTACCAGTGTACACTGAGCATCATTCGTACAGTTTGATATCGCAGTCGAAACATTAGCCTGAGAACACGTACTTGCTGTATAACTGGTTGCTCCATACCCTATCCCGCATGATGCTAAAAAGATGATTAAAGCAATTAATAAATTTCTCATCTATATACACCTTTACTGATTGATGTGACATGATCGGCAGTCAAAGCGGAACTAAAAACAGAAATATCGTCAAGTTGACCGTCAAAATGATCTGCATATGACCCTGATGCAGCCGTAGCACCTATTACAAAAGGGGCATCTTCTACATTTAGTCCATTTGCATCTAAAGTTGCAGCGTCTGTTGCATCACTTCCAACAATGCCCCCTGTAGAACTTCTGACTCGTATCGCCCAAGTTTTGGTACTATCTCCTGCATATGAACCACAAATAAGATACCAAGTATCGGTGCTTAACTCAGTAGCATGAGCTTTAGTTTCAAGCGAGTCTCCATTATTATACCCAAGATATAGCCCTGCAAAATGTGTTGTGTTGTTAATATGCAGATTGAAACTTCTCTTATTGTCGGTACCACCACCATATTTAGTAACTATGGCAATAGCCCCATCTGCGGTAAACGACTCTATTCTTGCCCATCCACAAAAAGTTACTGCTTTATTTGTATTACCTGATTTTAATGGAAATCCGCTTGTAAGGTCTGCATCAGCTCTTATCAAATATTCATCATTATCATATTCAAAATTACCGCATCCAGTGCCTTCAATTTCATTAGTTGTGTCCTCTGTAACAGTATTAATATTTGTTAAGGTGTTTGTAGACCTTGAATCTGTAGTAAGGGCGCTAGGCTCTAATTTCCATCTTGATACCGATTCTGGATAATCAGCAGTAGCCCCTCCAACACTCTCAGGTATACTTACACCAGCAACACTTCTTGGGTACGTAGTTCCCGATACACCAAAACTACCAAAAGCATTTAATGGTATTAAAACTAAAAGTAAGATTAACCAGTACATTATGGAACCTCAACAAGAATAGGGGAAGGGTTGAAATAGATCACGTTTTGTTCAATCACATATCCAAGTATCGCAACCATATCAGCCGAAGTGGTTGACTTGGTAAGTGTTATTGCCCCTGCCGTTCCCCCATCGGCATAGACTATCTTCCCTTCATCTTGGTTAGTAGTTTGACCCCACCCATCATTGCGGACAATGCCATTAAGCAAAAACGTGCCTGATGCGTCTGCATCAACGGCAGCTACAGCCATTGCCCTTGGGGGTAAGGCTTTATCGGCTCCATTTGCATCGTACTTGTAGCAGGCATGAACTCCAGACTTATTTTTACAATACACCACATCCCACTGAGCCAATGCCTCCCCTGCTGTAAATGTAGCTACTGTACCAGAATAGGTATCATCTGAACTTGGAGCAGCAACCAGTACAGGATTGAATGAAGCATGAAAACCAAGCGTTCCAGCATTGTTGACACCGAAGAAGGTATTATTACTGCCTTTTGCTATTTTCGTTACCGTAGAAGCGGCAGAGCCAACAAGAACATCCCCTGCTGCCACGATGGTTGAAAGTGGAACATATGCAGCTGCTACATCAGCAGTTGTGGCATAGCTATCAAGGTCAGCCCATGCCCCTACACCGTCTGTACCAAAGGATGGTATACTATTTGCTGAATCTGGAACTGCTGGAGGCCACACAATATAAGAGGCATCAGCTAAAGTGCCTTTCGTTGCCCCACCAGTTACATCACCAGTTACATTACCTGTCACAGTCCCTACTAATGGTCCAGTAAATCCTATCGCATGAATATTAACTAATCTCCATCTTTTGTTTCCAGCATTCGTAGCTGGTGCTATTACGTTAGGGGATGATTCGGTTTCTGCTGTATCTTCTAAACGATAAAAGTATCCTTCATACGTGCCTGAATTGTCTCTGAGTACTATTCCACCGTCACCATCAACTAAACCAGCCCCATCAATTCCATCTAAACAGTCACCGCCACCAGATAAGCAAGTAGCCCAATAAAATTTATTGGCAGCTTCCGTAGATACTGTCCCAAAGAGCATTAAACAAAGAACCAATAGAAGTAATCTTATTTTTTTCATTCTTATCTCCTAAGCAAGTTTTGTTATTTTTGCCATTGTATAAACCTCATTAACGCCCACCGCTCTTGCTCTTCCAAGACCATTAAGTGCGTACGTACTTTGAGTATAGTGTAGAATTCTATAGACAGTAGCAGCATCCGTGACTACAAACTGCCCGCTAACAAAACTTCTCGTTTGTGCCCCAAAAGCAGAATATTCTGATGTTCCATATAATAGAATACTTGCTGGAGCAGTACTTTTATAGAAATATAGTGTGTGAGAGTTACAACTAAAAGCTGGTGCTGATGCTTCAATATAGTAAGTACCGACAGAAAACGTAAGTTGATTAGACGCTAAAGTAACCCAACTTTGGTTTCCGTCACCCTCTGATCCCGTTATAGTATTCAAATTTCGTTGATTATAGGTGACAGCTACTGACCCACCACCATTTATCGTTGCAGCTTTCACATCAGTAATAAGTGCCCAAGGTAGAACTGAGTTAATGCCAATAATGGAAGCTGCTTCAGCCCCAGTAAGGGCTGCAATACTACCACCAGTTTTTCTTCCAAGTATTCTTTGTTCTGCTACAGTTACAGCAGCAGGAGTATTATCAGTAGTTGCCGCTAAAATAGTATTAGCGTTATATAAACTACTAGGAATGTACCCTGATATTGTCATTACTCCTGTAGTAATATTAACTGTGAGAAGTGAAACCCATCCAGCAGCTACTGTATACCTCTTCAACACTTCTGATGGTGTTGCTGATGTATCCCACCAAAACATCCCTTCAAAAGGACCTGATGGGGCAGTAGCTCCTCTATTACCAGAAGCTGTGGCTGCGAATAGTTCTTCCAAAGATGCAGCCAAATCCGTCATATTGAGTGGCGAACCTGGAATTGTCCATACTGTTACTTGTGACATATTAATCCTCCATATTTACTACGTTTCTTCTAAACCGTAACCTTTTGCTATACCAGAAATAGTTTTTGTTATGCTCGTTCCACCACTATTCTTTACATCAATATCAAAACCAGTTCTATCTTGCCCAGTAAGTGAATACCAATTTCCAGCATCTGCATTAAGAATACTAATACTCAAACTGGGAGTAGCATAAAAGGGCGAAGTAAATGTAATGGCTTCTTGAGTAGCATTTATCTCTTGTGTAAAGCCTTCTGTTCTATCAGCCAAGTCTACATAAATATTAATTGCTTCTAAAATAGGTGTAATTGAGGTATCATTACTCCATAAATTTACTCTAAATTGAAATGCTCTAGCTGTGAAATCTCCTACAATAACTCTACTCCATGCTGACCACGTAGGCGTACCTGCTGGATCATCATTCGTTGTTCTCACTTCTAAGTCTATACCACATTTTCCAGTATCAACTCCATACAAGTTAACTACTTCATACAAATCAGCATAGTCATATAGATCACTAAATAAGTTTATTGCACTTGTAGTCATCGAAGCTGAAATACGTGCTGTATAAATAGCTTGTAAATCTACATACTCTGAAAATATGTATGTCCCTTCTTCAGCCACTCCAAGTTCTTCTAAAACTACTGAATCAAATAACATAGTTCCGGCTGTGTTAGTATCTTTTAATAAATATAATCGAATTGTAGAATCACCTGCTGTAAAATCAAATGTTCCCTTAACCCAAGAAGAAGTTGAAGTCCCAGACACTTCTCCATAAACAACACTAGCATCTGTGGATTCTGTCCCTACTTTATATGCCTGACCATCTCCAGATGTTCCAGATTTTATATAAAAAGTAACTCTATAAATCTTTCCTTCTATTACATCTATATCTTGGTATGCAAATTGATAATTTTCTCCGGTTCGGGTTATTTGAAGACAATTTCCCTCTTCACCATTTGAAGCTATTGCCAATGTTCCATTTGAACCTGTCCAATGAGAAGTATCTGAAGCAAATGAGCCATTTTGTACTAAGCTATCATAAATTGCAATTTCATCAAACAACATAGTACCAGCTGTAGCAGTTACTTTTTCTACTGATAGTTTATCAACAACCGTAGTTTCAGTTATCTCAAAAGGAAATGCATAACGTACCCAAGAAACTGTAGTTGTTCCTTCAAATTCATAGACATTTCCAACACCGTCTTCTTGCAGGTAAAAGCCAAAAGTTTCTGCCCCACTTGTCCCACTCAAAACTGCACCAGCAAGTAAATAAGAACCAGTAGAAAGGGCATCAAATACTTGCGTAAATCCTTGTGTATCTCCACCAACTCTTGTCACTTCTATACAATTTCCATAATAACCATTATCTACAGCCGCAATCAGTGAATCAAATTCAACCCAATCATCTGGAGCTGTAGTTCCTGTGAAATCTTCTCCATTAGAAATTACACTTTCTTCTGCGATAGGGTCATAAGAAAGAATAATCCCACCTTCATCAGTGCTATATTCAGTTTTAGAACCTACTCCTGTCCATGTAGGCAATGCAAGAGTTTCAGCATTTGTATACCCAGGAATTCTAGAAATCTTTGCAACAGCTATAGCTGCTTTCCCACTTTCATTTCCTTTATAATCCACAGCTTTAATAAGATAAGAACCTACCATAGCTGGGGCACTAACTGATGAAGCTGGTTTAGCTACTTTTGAAATAATATCAACTGAATCTTCCCAGACAGCATTTGCTAGCAATGGAGACCATCTAATTCGATAATAGCTTAAATCTAAATCGTTAACAGGCTCCCATGAAAGGTAAGCTGTTCCTTCTAGTATATTACAAATAAAATAAGTAACATTATCAGGTGGTTCTGATTGCCCAACAATACGATGTGCTATAGTTGCACACCAATCTGAGTAAACTCCATACACACTAATACTTCTTGCGGAAACATGATAGTATTCATCTTCGGTAACATCAGTACAAATTGCAGTTGGGTCTTCAGCCTTACAAGTTACATAAGTCCATTTTCTTGATGCTGTAGACCTATATCTAACTTCAAAACTACCAACTCGTATGTCGGTTAATCCAACACCACAGGTAACAAACATTCGTGCAGCAAGTCTCCCGTTTGCACCTATTTCCATACAATCAGTTCCAGATTGAATTGTTAGAATAGAAGGAACAGCAGGTACTATCATAGAGATTTCAGGTACTCTTGTTATGTTTGGATTAAATTCTGGAATTGTGCCAACATCAGCATCATAAATCTCTGGTGCATAATCAACAAGCTCTAATCTTGCATTTAAATCATTTTCAGCATGTATAGCTTTTACCAAACATTCATTCGTTTCCTGCTCTAATTCTCCTATAATAACCAAATCACCAACTAATGGAACAAGTGGGTCAGCTGTACCTAATTCAGTATCAAAATACGCTATATCGTATTCACCAACAGCAGTTTCCTTTAATGGGATAATTTGTGATACTCCTGTATCACTTCTTCTCACTCTCATAACATATTGTGATGGGGAAGTTATAGCAAATTTTTCATCTAAGCGTACTCCAGTAACTTTTTGAAGAATTGTTCCTTTTTCCCAAGTAGTACTATCAGTTTCATCCCAAATAGTAATATCTGTTCTATCTGTAAAAATAATATCACTAGAAGTTACATTTTCTTTAATTATTTCTTTTATTCTGCCCCATTTAGTACCCCACATAGGAACATCGTGGGCAACAAGAACTTTATCCCCACGTTTACATACTAAGCGTTCAAAGTCCATATTTAAAGTATAAACTTCAGGACGTAACCTAGCTGCTGCCATGAAATATCTACCAAACTTAAATACTAAATCAGGATGAGTTATACCAGGAAACTCTACCGATTCGAAGATTGTTGCCTCAGTATAAATATCAGTATTTACAGGATTTTTCCAAGCATCATATCCGTCAAGATGATACCCATCATCTAAAACAATCCTTTCATCATCTTCATAGTCATTTAATTCATTTTTAAACTTTATCCTAAAACCATGCGGGGGACTATACAACTGCTTTGACGAAGAAAATCCCCAACTATTTCTTGGTGTTATATGCTGAACAATTTCTTTATCAGCTGAATCTACTACAACTCCCCATACACCATCTACTAAGGAAGGTGATGCTCTTCCAGCAGCCGCTATATCAACTAAACATTCCCAAACAGAGGATTTTGAATCTCTTATTTGGTTAAATTCATATCCATTTGTTTCACAAAATTCATACCATTCTCCAAGACCTGCATCATCTATTTGGGTTGCGGTTCTAGCCTTTATATTAGCTGGATGCATTAAAACCATACGAAATAGGGCGGCTGGGTTATTACTTACCGCTTCGCCAGTCCATGTTGTGCCATTCCAGATTGTTGCATAAGATGAAACTACCCCACTTAAATCAGAAATAACACCATTTAACTGCTCTGTAGCTTTTATTTTCAACCCTGTCATAGCAAGTGGCTGAGAAAAGTTAACTGGGGGGGTATGTGCTGTAGTTTTAATATACTCCCAATTACAATATTGGACATAATTTGGTTTATCTTCCAACTTAGCTAAATTCCAAGTTTTTTGGACTTTTACATAATATTGTTTGGAAGCATCAACATCCCAAGTTATGCCAAGTCGTAATGGTTTGGTAGTTCTATCTATTGCATAAAAGGTGTGGTCTTCGTGACCCTCTTCCATAACTGAAGTTGGATAAACACCAGGAACATGGATATACTCCCCACCCTCTTCTTTATACCATACTTCAACAATGGCATCCATTTCTACTCGTTCACCTTCCGAAGTTAGGTAGTAAAGTCCTGTAGGAAAAATAATATTTATACCAAGTTGATCCCATCCAACCCCATCAATTTTTCTTTCAATCGCCTCATCACCACTTTTTAATCTAGTTTGAACGGATGTTTGTTTTACAGTTTCTGGAATTAAAGTAATATCAGCATCAGTACTTCTACCTTCTTTAGTTTCAAGTACAACATCTTCATATAGACTAATTGGGCTGTCACCAATACTTATTTCTGTAATCGTTGCAGGTCCATACCCCCAAACAAACAAGGAACGCAAATATTCATCATTACCAACCAGTTCTGTATACGGGTAAGCACCATAAAGAGGAAACGTTTTATGTGTACCTAATATTACGGGGATAGTCCCAAACGGACTTGCCTGATTAGATGCATCAGTGATACCATAAGATTCTTTATCTCTACCATTAGATGGATCATGAACTTTAGGTAAGGGAACAATAGCATTGACAAGCATCATACCTGCTGTCATTACTGCCATAGAAGTCACAGCACCAACTGTTGCAGACATAGCAGTAGCAGCTCCAGCACTATAAGCCGAAGCATAAGCAGCTCCCGCAGCACCACCAGTATAAATAGACAATACTACAACAGCAAGCATCATCATTGCTCTGCCAATGTCTTTCTGCGTATTGCCAGTACCACCACCATGTAACATAAATGATACTAACACATGTTGGTCTACCGAAGGAGTTCTATCCCACTTATCAAAAGATATAGGCACACCATCAACTTCAACTAGTATAGCTTGATAATCTCTTTCTTTAAAAGGAACAGAATTCTTATCATACATCAAGTCTACAATTTCTCGTAT